TTGAAACTCCGCTCGCCTATTTCGATGCCCGCGCACTGCCTGTAGGCCTGCGCTATCGTAGAGCTACAGTCGCCCCAGCCGTAGCGCTCCGGGTCTTTGCGGCGGTAGTCGTTCGTGTAGCCGAAGTCACCGTCGTGCTTGGCCATCCACGCCACTATGGCCGCCCTCACGATCTGTGCGTGACTCAATGCTATCCAGCCTCCTTTCGATCAGGTTCAGTTTCGTCTCAAGTAACATGAGACGCTCAAGTATGCCCGGGCGGCGCTCAGCCCCCGGGCGCTCTTCCTCACCCATCAAATCGTCGATGAAATGGAGGAAACGACGTGCTTTCGGCGTGAGAGCGGCGACCAACGGCAACACCACCGCCAGCGCCGTCCCGAAGCCCGTCAACACTGACTCAGTCATCACAACCCCTTATACACTTCCTTAACGAACAGGTTCCGCGTTGTCAGCTTGTCGAACCGGACACGCCCTGACGCATAGGCGGCCCGTACATTCTTCAAATACGAGTCACGCGGTGTGAGCAGCCTCGTCGCCTCGTCCACATTCGACGGAGCCAGCGTGAACCGGTTGGGGCTGCGCGGCAGCCCCTCCGTCACATACCACACCGCTAGGTCTCGCCCCAGCCACAGCGACAGCGGCCTGGACCCGCCCACGATCGACAGCGAATATATCGCCGACGGCGGCTTCGCCTCCACCATCTCCACGCCGCCGTCTCGGAACGTCGAATCGATCATGTACCGGGAATTCTCATCGTCTTGACGCCGCAGAAACGCCCCGAAGCGGGTCTTCGACACTTGCTGTGCGAACTCCTCCGAACGGTCCGTGTGCACCGCCCAGAAACGGTCCGCGCCCGGTTCCACTGTGAACTCGTCCGACGGCACAATCCCATACTTGACATAGTAAGGGTTCGTCAGAGAGAAGGCATTCGCCAGGAAATACACCTGGACGCGATCATCCCAGCGGTCGACCGTCGAATACAGGCCTTCGAAGATCGAGGCCTCATCCGGCAGGTAGTGGGTGGCGCCCTTCTCCAAGATGAACTCATCGAAGATGATGTGCTTCACCTTCTTAAGCGAGACCGACTTGAGCGTCTGCGCCGCCGACAGGTAGACGACCTGCCCGATGGGCTGTGCGCCCTTGCCAGACCCTGTATAGGCGATCTTGCCCTTCACCGACAGGTTGACGCCCGGGAACTCCCAGCGGATGTCGTCGAAGAACGTCTTGAACGTCGCAGCCTCCCCCTTGAACCGCCGCAGGTAGATGAACTCGTCGCCGCGCTCGATCGCCTTCTTGATCACCCTCTTCTTGAAAGCATACGTCTTGCCTCTGCCGCGGGCGCCCGTCACAAACGACCACGGCGTGTTATAGGAGAGTATCCGAGACGGGTCATAATACGTCAGCGCTGTGCTAGTCGTTGATATAGCGTTTGACACACCAGCCGATCCCCCTCGTGTCGCGAATGAACTTGCTCAGTGAGTTCTTGTGCGGCCCCGGAACCGTTCCATTCAGGCCGCCCCCATGCCCCCACGTGAGGTCTCCGCCGGCGTACATCTCCACATGGTCCACGCCTGCCCTGCCGGAACCCCAGTCGTAGAAAACCAAATCGCCCGGTTTCATCGACGCCAACTGGGCTTGAGAGACACTCTTCGCCGTGTTCCAGCCGACGACGAATACGCCGTGCCCATTGGCTGACTGTGCGACCGTATTGCCGCCGATATCGATGCCGCACACGTCCAGGTAGGCGCGGCGGCAGGTCGACGAGCAATCCCCGACGCCTGACCTGTCCGGGTCCAACCGCCCCGCACCGTTGCTGTAGCGGAATTTATTCTCACGGCTGGCCATCCACCACACGAGCTTCTGCCTCGTCTCCGACGTGCCCGGCGCCAGGGCGCCCCCGCCTCCGCCTGTGCCGGGGGCGCCGTTCTGCCCGCCCGGAGCGCTGTTGGTCGGCGGCGGAGTCCCCGCCCCGCCCGGCCCTGCCGTGTACTGGCCCCAGCCGGTAGGGGCGCACACCACCTGCTTTCCGTCGGCCATGTGGGCGACCATCGTGTCGCCCCAACGCTCCACCCGGGACAGCACGCCGGCGCTGGAGCCGTTCTGCTGCGGGGCGTTCACACCGCCGCCGGGGTTGCCGCCTGAGCCGTCCCCGCCCGTCGGCGGCGGTGTTCCGGCGCCCGGCGGGCCGGGCAGGTCCACGCCCGAGCTATCCATCGCCTTGATGATGTTATAGGCCGTGTTGTACCGGTTCCGGTATCGGCCGAGGATCGGCTCGGACAGCAACGCCTGGTGCCACCTGTCCAAGGAAGCGCCGCCGATCTGGTTGGCGATGCGCAGCGCCCTCCTAGGGGACTGGTGATAGGCGACGAAGAACATGATCATCGACTGGGTGGCGCCGTCCGGATCGATCCCGCACTTACGCGCCACCTGCACGTAGGCTTCTAAGTCCTCGGACATCTGCGCCTGCTGCACTTTGTAGGCGGCCCTCAACACCGGTTTGACCTGGCTATCCCAGTAGTTCGGCAGGTAGTATGTGGCCCAGTTGACGCTGTTCGCGTTCACTAGGGACTGCAATTCGGCCGGCAGCTTCGCGAACTCACCGGGAAGCTCCCTTTTGATTCGGACCAAGAGACCGTATGCCCTCGGTCCGAACCATTGCCCTATTCCAATCGTTATAGGGTCTGTGTGGTAGATACCGTCATATCGCATGTTGGACTCTACCGTCCCGATAGCTTTGATGGCGACTGCTTTAGCTTTAGCATCCCATGCCATGTGGTGTGCGCCCCCTCACCGCTGCCTTTAGCAGGAGGGCCCGCCCACCCGGCGGGCCCTCCGAGTTCCACGTGAAACGATTACAGCACCGACCAGGTGGCGCTGATGTTCAAATTGCCCGACCAGCCCTTCCACGTTTGAAGGTGCTGGTTGGGGTGGACCTGGAAAGGAATGTCCTCCGTCCCGGACGCCCCGCCCCTCGCGTTCGCATTCACGTCCGCGCGCGGCGCAGCCCACTCGGGTATCTGGCCGAGGTCGGCGCCCACCGAGATGGACTGGCCCGAGATCACGCCGGACAGGCTCACGATGCCGCCGTTCATGCGCAGCGTCAGCGGCGTGTCCGTGTGCTGTGCGCCACCCGACAGGCCGATCCGGTAGTTCTGCGACACGGGGACCGGCTCGTTCCCGTACTGCAGGTAGTTGCCGGCCAGCGTCGCGAACCTCGTGTCGCCCGTCGAGTTCAGGTGTATCTCGCCCTCGGTGAAATACTTGCTGTACCCCAAGCACCAGTATTCGGTCCCAACGTATTCTGCGCCGTAATTGCCGCACACCTCCTGAAGGGTGGAGAGGCAGTTCGCCAAGCCGTTCTTGCTCTTCAAGAGCGCATGCAGGTTACTCCACGCCCACACGGCGGAGAACACGACGACGCGTGCGTTGGGGAAGGCCCGCCGGGCGTCCGTCAGGAGGCTCACGACGCCGTTGTAGACATCCTTTCCGGCCATGGCGTCGTTACCGCAGTCCGCGATGATCACGTATTTCACGTCGTTGTTGTTGAAACCGCCGTCGGCGATCGCCCTGTTCAGCTGCACCGAGAAGTTGTTGGCGCCGTCGGTCATGCCCGTGCCGCCGACAGCGAAATTCTTCTCGGTGATGCCCATCGCCTTGCACATAAGCGTCGGCCACTTGCCCTGCACCACGTTGGAGGTGCCGACGATCACCGCGCACACATCCGGGGTGGCGGCGTTCTTCAGCGTGTATCGGGCGTCCGACTGGGCTTTCGTATAGCGGTCCGAGACTTTAGCGAACAGGTCGTCGTAGCACTTGGCGACCTGGCCGGCGGCGTCCGCCTTCGCCCGAGACTCGGCCTCGCCGATCTTCTGATCGATTTGCGCGACCGCTTTGTGGTCGGCGTCGACCGTCGTCTCCGCCGCCTTGATGCGCGTCTCCATGCTGTTGAACTTGGACGTGTCCTCCTGTGCGCGAACGTCCAGCTTGCGCATGTCGCCGTTGTAGTCACCACGCCATGTCGGCTTGTCAGTGTCAATGAACTGGGAAAGACCCAGCGCTTCGGTCTTATTCGTGCTAGCCATTTTGTGCCTTCCTAATAGCAGTAGTCAGCGGGTAGCGTGGTCGGTCTTGTATTCGGGGTCTAGATCCCACTGGCGCGCCGTCCAGTTCGCCTCATCCAGTGCCTGCGCCGTCGCCCCGATGTCGTCGGCGCCCTTCGCGAACCGAGCGTGTGTGCGCACATTGTCGTAGAGCACAGCCAGCACCTCCGAGACGGTCCGGTCCGTGCGGCCCCACACCGGGTCGTGGACGATCATGTCCTTCGCTCCGCGCTGCGCCAGGCGCCGGTAGAGTTCGTCGATCGCCCGGGCGATCTTGTCGTCCGTCTCCTTGCGGAGCCTGGCTTCCAGTTCGACCAGACGCTTGTCGACGTCGTTGGCCAACGCCACGACCTTGTTGACCGTATCGATGATCCGTTTATAATTCTGGATCAGATCCTCCAACACCTCTTGGTAGGTGTAGGCATCTCTGTGCGCGAACGGCGTGATGTTCGTAAGCGGGCTGTTCTGCAAATCAAAGAACGGCACGTTCTCTATAGGCATCCACTAACCTCCTAGTCGTTAAAGCCAATAACCCCAGCCGAGCATCGGCCCGAGGCCCCAGTACGCGTCGCCGCCGACGTAGTTGTCGTTGGACGACCACAGCCCGAAGAACAAGTCATTGAGCTCGGCCAGCACCATCTTGTCCACGTTGAGCAGCGAGGCCCTGTACTCCACAAGCAACGACGCCGCCGACTGCGAACGACCCGTCGAATGCGACGTGGCATGCGTCGTCTCATCGCCGTTCGCCTTCGAGGTGCTGTTGTTACTGGTCTCGGACGCACCTTCAGTCCTCGCATCCGACTTGGTGCCGGACACCGCATAGTCGCCATGCTGGTTGATCGCCGTGTCCGGGTATCGCATGTCCCGCGAGTCCGAATTGGATAGGCCCGACGCCCTGTTCTTCGTCGTCCCGGATCCTTCCGTCTCGGATTTAGACGAGTGCGCGCCGTCGGAGACGGACGAGACGTCCATCGTGGACAGCGGGTCGAACTTGATTCTCGTGGACTCATACAGCTGGTTGTAGTAGGGCATGATCGTCTCAAGCCGGTGCCTCAGCTGGTGTGCGAACATGGCGGCCGTCTCGTAGGCCGTCTCCCTGAACCAGTAGCGGTCTTTGATCAGCTTGTTCAGGCGGGGCCTGTAGGCCTCATCGAAGATCGGGTACGCATCCAAGCCGAGTTCGGCGTCGCTGTACCTGGCGCACACATCCCGGAGCTCGATCGTGAAGTCAGCCAATGAAACCCTCCCCGATTCCGTTGACGCCGCGCACCTGCTCCCGGCTGTGCCTCCAATGCACAGACACGTTCAGGCCGTAGCGTTCGTTAATGCGGTCCGCGGCCTCCTGCCGGGCGCCGATGGCGACGCCGCGGAAGGCGGCCATCTGCCCCTGCAACGCCTCCACTTCGTCGTCCACGAGCCGTTCCTTCTTGTCGGGCGGGGCGCATTGGACGCCGAGCATGAGCATCGCCTCGTCCCAAATGTCCTTCTTGACCCGGATCGCGTCCGACACGGCGTTCGGGGGGAGACGGTTGTCCAGCGCTTGGACGGCGCCGGACACGTCCCCGCCCATCGTGTCCTTCACGGTGAACACGACCGGCTGGCCTTCGGCGATCTGACGGTAGAAGTTCTCGCCCGTTAGTTTCTGTTCCTGGCTGAGCGCGAGGATCGTCGGGTAACGCGACGTGAGCGCGTTCACCTGGACGGTGACGGCCGCCTCGGCCAGCTGTGCCGCATAGTAGTTGACGACCCACTGGTCGTTGACCCTGTTCCTGTTCACCCAGATCGGCACGCAGTCCTTGGAGGACACTTCACGGTTGATGTACCGGTTCCCGGTGACCCGGAACGTCTTCGGGTCGCCGTAGACGTCCACGTCGCCGGTGCCGGCGGCGTGCAGCGCGAAGAAGGCGTGCAGGCGGGGTTCTTCGAAGAAGACCGCCAGGCCGTGCCGGTGCAGCACACGTTCCAGGTAGCGCTCATTGACGGTATCGGGCAGGCCGTCCCAGACGAACCTGGACTCGGCCAGGCCCCACAGCATGTTCTGATACATCAGGAACTCGCCGCCTCGGGCCGCCTTCGCCTGGTTGGCCCGGAACCGGCCTGCGTCCGCCTTAGACGGCTCGACACCGCCGCCGACCAGGTCGGCGTTCGTCAAGCCTTTCGTGCTCACCATTACAGTTGCACCACTTTCTTCGGTCCGTTGTCGAACAGATGCATCTCCGTTATCTCCTTGGGTTCGTCCCACACGGTGACGCCCTTCTCGAAGATCCCCCTGATCGTCTCGGCGTGCATCTGCGGCACGGACGGGGCGTCTATCCGGCAGTCAGCCAGCTTCCAATAGGTGAAGTGGGACATGAGCGTCAGGTCGTAGGCGGCCATGTCGACGGTCCGGTTGCACCGGTAGCCGTAGCGTGCGAAATGCTCGGCGACCGCTTGGACGGCGCCCCGGTGGGGCGACTTCAAGCGCACATCCACCATCCACCCGGTGGTGGCGAGCATGAACGCGTCGCCGCCGACTTGGCCGGAGATGGACGGCTGGACCATCTTCGTGTCCTGTATCTTCGCCTTCAAGCCCGCCAGGGTGTTCGCGTAATCGCCTTTGGCGACCATGTCTGCATATTCTTTGTTCGTGTCCCGGTTGTATGCGGCTTGCGCATTCTGCAACCCGGTGAGCTTCGACGACAGGTTGTTGGTTATCGCCGTCGACTGGGACGCCGTGCTGTTCGCCAGGTCGGTCTGTGCGTCACGAGCGTTGGCGTCGATGTTGTAGTTCGAGTTGGCCATGTGGACGCCCATGCCGGTGCCGACCACGCCCTTGATGGCGCCGCCGATATCACCGGACAGCAGGGAGCCGACGGCGCCCATGCCGCCGGAGACGCCCTGCTGGATCATGCTGTTCTGCGTGTGCCCCCATGCGGCGTCGTTGGTGATCGCCGTCGACTGGGTGCGGGCTGCGTTCGCCAGCGCCGTCTGCGCGCCCCTGGCCGTGTTGGAGGCCACCATGGACTGGCGGGCCGTCCCAATCGCGTAGGACGCCTGGTCGTAGGCGACCTGGTTGCCCTGCAGGGCCTTCTGCTGCGACCAGTCCGCCGACTGGTAGGCGAACGCTATGCTGTGCGCCTGCGACGCCATGGCGTTCAGCCCCGAGTTGTTGGGGATGGAGAACATGGGGAAGTTCGTGAAGAACAGGCTGCCGTCCAGGAACGAGTTCGACAGCGGATCCCCGGTGGCGTTGTCTTCAGAGAGATAGTCGCGCAGCCACACGGCCACCCGGGGGCCGGGGGGCGAGAAGTGCTGTAGACGGGACAGCGTGACCTTGCCGCCGTTCGGCAGGTACTCCGGGTGGATGGCCATCGACTGGCCCTGGTAATTGGTGATTTCGATGAACAGGTAGGGCGCGGTGGCGAGCTTCGTGTAGTTGCGCTGCCAGTCGGCGAGCCTCGCCTTGTCGAGCAACTCTAGAGCGCCGCCGGCGAAGAACGTCTGGTCGCGGCCCCACATGACGTCGCCCTCGTGGCCGGCCTTGCGGGAGCGGATGATCTTGATCGTGTTCGGGTCGACGCCCTGCCGGTACTTGTCGTGGACGTTGTCGGTGTTGTGGGAGCCGACGATCCGGTCGAACATGTCGTCGGGCGTCGGCAGCACCATGATCATCTGGACGCCTTGCGCGACCCACGGGAAGGGCGACATGGCGGTGGCGAAGAACTCGAATGTGCCGATGTCGCGGACGAGGATGATGTCGCACCCGTTGGGCAGGCCTTCGAAGGCGGAGCCTTTCGCAGTCTTCAAGCTGGGGTTGGACGGATCGCCCGGGTCGGAGGAGAAGTCGGTGGAGGCGACGATCATGACGCAGCACTGGGCGAGCGTGGCGACCGTGTAGCGTTCGCTGTAGCGAACCATGTAGTCGGATCCGAGGTCGAGCCCCTCAGCCTCCCTGAGCACGTCGTGCGTGCGGCCGCGCCACGTGGCGGCCACCGGCAGGTGGCCTTGGACGACGAAGGCGTTGCGCAGTCGGACGTTACCGCAGTACGTGGTCCACACGTCCAGCTGGACGGAGAGCATGGTGGCGTCGGGTGCGACCCGGACGACGTCTTGGATGAAATAGTAGAAGACGGTCGGCTGTTCTTTATCGGGGTGCAGCTTGGATATCTTCGGGTTGACGACCCGAACGTAGTTGTATTTGACGCACACCGAGAAGGGTTCGTCGAGGACGACTTGGGAGCCGTAGTCGATGGTCTGGGCGTTGCGCAGCGTCAGGTGGTGTGCGTCGGGGCGGTCGATATAGTCGGAGCGGTGGGCGTAGTCCCGCCAGTTGACGATGTCGCGGTAGGTGGAGTCCCATGCCACTGTGGTAAGCGTGACTTCGGCACCGGCGGCCCATTCGCTGATGCTCGGCATGTTCGCTCCCTATCTGTAGTCTGTTCGTTCGCTTGTACGCGAAGGGGCGCTGGGGGGAAAGGAAGGAAACCCAGCGCCCCTCCACGGGCCGCTAGTCGTTACTTGACGGTGACGACGTAGGAGCCGTAGGAGACGCCGTCGGCTCCTGTGACGGTGATGGTCACCTTGTAGGCGCCGTTCTCACCGTTGGCGGTTTCGACTGTGTAGTCGAGCATCCGCCCATGCGGGAACGTGTTGTTCTGCACGTTGTTGATCAGTTCGTCCTTCTTAGCCCGCGTGACAGTGTATTCTTTGGTTTCGGGTGTGAAGGATTTGCCGATCGCCCGGCCGAGGACGGTGAGACCCGTGATGGACGACTTCAGGTCAGGCCACGACGGGACGTCCGCGCCATCCTCGACGGCGAAGGCGCCTTCGGAGGTGACGCCGTCGCATGCCGCCTTGATCTTGACCCGGCCCTTTTCGAGGCGCCCGACGTAGAGGATGCCGGAATCGGAGATGGACGTGTGGTTGTCCGCGGACGAGACGATCGTCCATTCGAGTGCCGGGTTGGCGCCTCCGCCGGTAACGGACCGGGGGCGCACCCGGTAGTTGCCGCCCTTCTTAAGCTGGGACGGCGTGTTGCCGTCGGCGTCGATGCATTCGAGGGTGTCGATCGCGGTGACGGGCGGCAGGATTTCGATGACTTCGTCGTCGGCGCCGGTCCACAGCATGGCGGTGGGGGCGAAGCGGGAGCACGAAATCGTCTGGTGATGGTGGAAGAACACGTTGTAGGTGTTCGGGTCGGTGGGCACGTCGATGGACGTGGTCTCCATGATGTGGTCGTAGACCTGGAAGAAGTCCTTGTCCACGACTGCCGCCTGGAAGCCCCTCCCGGGGGCGGCGGACTGCGGGATCTCGATGACCCGGTACTGGACGTCGGCGCGGTCGATGTTGAACGCCCATGCGAGCGCCTCCACGTCCAGGGCCGCCTTGACGGCGGGCGTGGTGAGGAGGATCATGTCGTCGGGCGTGGAGTGGACGGGCATCCGCGCCGGGTTGTAGGCGGTGGACTTGAACCGCATCTCGCCGGCGATGGCGCGCAGCTTGCGGAGAAGCTCTTTGGCGTCGTCGGCGGTGGAGCGCGCATGGGCCACGTCGGGGACGTGCGCATGGTAGAAGCCGCCGCGGTCCTCGTATTCACGGAGCAGGTTGGCCATGAGCAGGAACTCGTCCACCTGGTCGGACTCGTAGGGGGCGTTCAGCTGGCGGTCGATGAGCTCGGCGACGTCGCCGCCGTTGAGGAACGCGGACTGGATCAGCCGCTTCTCCACAGAAACCTTGTAGCGGTCGCGGCGGTTGCGCGTATGGAAGGCGGTTTCGACGCGGAAGTCCTCCCTGCCGAAGATCGCCTTGGCGTCGACGTCGTCGTTGGGATCGTAGGCGACGGCGTTGACGAGGCCGGTCTGTATCTCTTCGACGCCGTTCCCGAATTCGACCATGCCCTTCTTGAATTCGGCGAGCGGGTTAGACCACGACCGGTTCTTGGCGAAGACGGGGACGACCTGGTTGAGCAGCGACTGGCAGATGGGGTTCCACAGGTCGCGGTGCTGGCTGAGATAGTCCAGGGTGCGGTCGATGCCCGCCTGAGTCGGGGAGGGGATGCGCTTCTTGTACCCCATAGAGGCGGCGTTGATGGACACCTGGAGAAGCTGTTCGTTGGTTGTCCCGGGGCGCAGCCCCTTGGAAGCGGATGCCATTGTTCAGTAGGTCCTTTCGTCAGGCGAGGAGATCTTCGATTTGAAGGTCGTCCGGCTCTATGTCGTCGTCGGCGGCGTCGTCGGCGGCCTCGTCCAGGGCTTCCTCGGTGACGATGGCGCGCAGTTCTTTGCATTCGTCGAGCGCCTGGACGGCCAGGGCGCGGACTTCATCGATGAGCGCCGCCAGGTCGGCCTGTACGTCTTCTTCAGTCGCTTCCACGGGCGTCTGGTCTTCGGCGTCGGTATCAGTGGTCTGTTCGTCTGCCACTCGGTTCTCCTCACGTGTTGTGCAGCGGGGCTGCCGCCGTCTTGGTCGAAGGGTTGTCAAATCCATCCGGGGCCGGCGGGTATCAGCCCGTGACGCCCGGCCGCGGTCTCCGCCACAACAGGATGGAGCCCCGCCTGAGACATAGTATATCACACGCGGATCGCGGTACGGCGGAGGGCGTAAAGACACCCCGCTGCCCGACTGGGAAGCGGGGTGCTCCTCTATTCGGTTGTCGAAGCGGTCAACAAGGGGCTAGGGCGAGGCGGCGAGCCTTCACCTCCTCCTCACCGACCGGCAGACAGACCATGTTCGCGGCTGCGATGCGGAGCTTCGCCTCCGCCATCGGGTCTCCCCTGTACGCCGCAGCGTCCGCATGGACGGACCACTCGCCGTGCGCCTTGACCGGCGCATCGTCCGGATATGCGGTCTGCCTGACTCGGTACGGCGCGTAAACGGGGGCGAGGGAGTCGGGGCCGGGCGCATAGGTCAGGGACGGGAGGTGGCTGTGCTCGTCTAGATCGCGGAGGAGGATGCGGTCCCATCGCCCCACTTGCAGGAACGACGGCGCCCTGTAGCCGGCGAGATGCAGGTTCGCGTACTCTTCGACAGTCACAGTCTCGCCGTCCGTCGTCTCATACCGCTCGACGACGGCATAGCGGCGCAGCCCCAGATAGCGCACAGTCGCATTGCGCTCGCGCAGCGTCCACTGCCCCAGGTCGTCGTCGCGGTCGCCGACGGGTACGCCGCTGAGCCGCACATCGGAAGGGCGAACGCCGATGAGGTGGACGGAGTCCGTGTCATAGTAGACGACGTGCCCCCCGTAGCGCCGCAGCGCTTCGGTCAGGACGGCCCGGCCGTAGGCGACGATGAACACTTGGTGGAGGAAGAGCGAGCCAGTCTCGTGGTCCGTGTACCCGACCGTTTCGACGTCGAAGCCGTAGCCGTCCCGGTAGACGGCCTTTTCTTTGCGCTTACGGTAGCGCATCGCCAAAGAGCCGAAGAATGAGTTCATCTTCTTCTTATAGAACTCTTTGACGATGCCCTCACTGTTTTTCTTGTCACGGTACCAGGCGTCCACGCATTCTCTGTAGAGGCCGGAGACGGAGTCGAAGACGATGGCGACCTGCACGTCGGCGTCTTCGACGTTGAGGGCACCGCCGTATGCGTAGTACAGCGTCTCACTGTACGTGTGACGGTAGTCGACGCTGGTCACCCACTGGGACGTTCCGTCAGGCAGGGCGACGTGGGCGATCCAGAGACAGTCGTCGGGCAGGTCGCTCAACGTGTCGACCGCGTAGTCCCGGGTGCCGGACCCGGTGGGCAGAGGCATACACGAAGCGATGGCGGGATAGAGGGAGGAGACGTCCCAGACGTCGACGCCCTCCACGTCGCCCGCGTCGCGGAGAACGCCGCACAGACCGCCGGCGCCGTCTAGTCGCTCGTCGAAGTCGGTGCCGAACAGGCTCGGACGTTCGCCCATCTCGTCTTTGACGTAATCGGAGAACTCGGCTTGGGCGATCGCCATGGGGGCGAAGGCGTCGACGGTGTCTAAACGGGCGCCGCCGAGAATGCCGCACACCCACTCGGTTTCGTCGTCTAGGCCGGCGGGCGGCGTCCGCGGGGGGGCGGAGACGTAGTCGCGCAATGACCGCACGGTCGTCTTGTACCGGGCGCCCTTCGCGTAGAGCCGAGCGGGGTACTTGAACGCCGTGAATCCCGGCTTCGTCAAAGCGAGCTCGGCGTTCTCATCGCCGATGAGCCCTTCTAGGTGGCAGACGGCGGCGATCCGGTAGACGACGGGCTGCCCCTCCCACACCCACACGCGCTTGTAGCGAGCGAGGGCGGGGAGGAGCGTGTCCACACCCGTGTCGGCGTCTACGTCGCCGGTGCAGGACCGGACGAACCAGTCGTCCGTCTCCAGGTCGTAGGCGAGGGCTGCGACGTCACTTGGCTCTATTCGCATCCGCTTCAGCGTAGGCGTGTACGATAGCCCGAACGGGTTCAGACGCCGTCCCATAATTCTGCGACCCTCCCTCCAACGTCAACTGTGAGAAGTCATGCTTCTTCTCGTACTCGTAGGCGTCCCTGATACGCTCCACGATGTTGGAGTGCTTGGCGAGAGAGACGAGCGCCTTCTTGCTGAGGCCCTGCAAGTCGCGGATGAGGCGAGGGTCCATGACGGAACTGTCGCTGATCATCTTCGACAGCATGCCCATATGCTTCTCGTACTGGGCGTCCAAATAGCCGTTGGCCATGCGCTTCTTGGCCTCCGCCTTCTCGGTGAAGGTGGACGCCTTTCCGAAGCGGAGCGCTTCCCGCTGCAGACGCGACAGCTTCTTCAAGTCGCTGCGCGAACGCACTGTATCGCCGTAGACCTTCTGGGCGTTTCGGTAAATGCGCTCTTCGAAGCCTTTCCGGATGCGGGAGTTGTAGTCGGAGACGCGCTCGCCCGTATTGAGGTGCTCGAAATGACCGAAGGCTTTGTCTATGTCGCCCTGCAAGCGATCCAGTCGACGCTGTTGACGGAGGAAGTCGTCGATCCGATAGGAACTGACAATGTCCTTCTTGGCCGTCAAGTAGTACTGGTTGCCGCGGAGGTTGAAGCGCTTGATGCGGTCGATGTATGCGACAAGTTGTTTGTCACTCATGGTGCGTAGCTGTGCGTTGGTGCCGACACGAGGGTCGAACTCGCTGTTCGTGAGTTCGACGCCTCGTTTGCGGTGTACGCGCATTTTGCCCATCGCGGTCTTGCGCAGACGCGCAGCTTCGGCGAGGAGATCAGACCGTTTCACGGGAAACCTCTACCCGTCTGCGCAGAAGCGGGGGTTTGAACGATATGGCTACGGACCCGTTGGTCCGTAGCGGCTGCCATGAAGGGTCTAGACCGTTGTGCGCCTTGTTGAAGAGACTGTGGACGCGCCACTCGACGTCGCTGAGGCCGGCCCACGCCCTGGCCTGATCGGTCCGGAGGAGGCCGCACACCGTCCATGACCCGTAGCAGAGGCGGGACAGGTGGACCGTTTCCCTGTCGGCGTCCACCGCCGAGCGGGGCGCATAGGCGCGGCCGTGCTCGTCCTCGACGAAGTCGACGCAGGGGATGTGGGTGAATTCGACGTACAAGGGCAGGAGGCTCAGGCTTTCGCAGGAGCCGAGCGACCGACAGGCGGCGTCCGACAGCCTGTAGAAGACGCCGGGTTCGAGTCGCCTGACGCGGACGTCGCTTACAAACGTGGGGAGGGTCAGCGAGTAAGGCACGAGGTCGTAAGGGAAGTGAGGCTCCCATTTAGGGATGGGGCATCCATGGATGTAGCTGGCGTACACGTAGGAGGCCGTCTCATATGTTTTCGAAGTGACTTGGACGCTGCGCAGGTCCGTTTCGAGTTTGATCATTATCAGTTGCCGCCCCTCTGCGCCTTCTTAGCTGCGAGTGCGCGACGGACAGGACTGACGAAATCGGTTCTGTCGGCGCCGAATGCGTGTCTGACAACCCGAGTGGGTGCGATGTCGTATTCCAGTGCGATATCGGCCAGGTCTGATGCGAGTCGTTCCCTGTTTTCGTTGCACTGTTGTGTGTAGCCATCGGCGATGTCGATACGACGCTGTGCATACAGGCTATGCGCGTACCGTGCAGCTTTGATATCAGGGCTGAGTTCGACAGTCATTTCTTTTAAACCTTTCCTTTTGTCCGGCCCGGCTCTCGGGCTGTGACTACAGTATACCACATCCGTGTAGTGAAATTTTGTGAAGAAGGTCACACTAAATACTATTGACAGGATATATGTTTCAGGGTAGTATTAAAGCATAAGGTCAAAGAGAGAAAGGAACTGACCATGAACGTCCAGTACTACGACGAACTGAACGGCTACTACTCAGACGAACTCGCAGAAATCCTCGAAGACTTCGAGGGGTGAGGCGAAGGGCGGGGGGCTGGCGCCCCCCGCATGCCCCAAATCGTCACGAGAAGGGGCCTAGGAGAGCCGCAGAGAGCGAGACAGTACGGTTGCCTAGGGACGCGTCTACGAGGCTCTGAGAATCGATCCTCGTGAATGTCGGGAGGGTAGCCTTACTTAGTGAGACAGAGTGTCTCAAATGGGGACTGTCCTTTGTCTCTCTCCCCCGCCCCGCGCG